GGACAGGTCGCGGCGCCGGTAGACGTCGTTCTCAACGTCCTTCCAGATGCCGAGGTAGAGCCCCGACTTCACGTAGGCCATGTTCTGCCGGACGTTGCTGGTCGAGGTCAGGCGCTCCGAGTAGCGAATGTCCCAGCCCAGGAAGCGCTGCACCTTGCCGTCTTGCAGCACCGGCTTGTCGGAAAATTCGGTGGAGACGACCTGCACCTGATTGAGCAGATCGGACTCGCCCTGGCTGTTCGTGATCCAGGTACGCTGTTCGGTGTCGACCGGGACCTGTGCCTTGCGCATGATGCGCTTGGCTTCGATCATCTTCGCAACCGTCAAGCCGGTCGCGGCGCTCGCCCTGAAGTTCGAGGCGATCTGCCAGTTGGTGGTCGAGAAGGATTCGGTGGTGGTCGTGATGCCCGTGGTCGAGCCGATGGTCGCTACGGCGAACGCGCTCGCGATGATGCGATCGTCCCATTCGCGGGCGACAGCGGCGGCGGCGACGTCCGAATAGCGGCTGGTCGGGTCCTGGAGCAGTCTCAGCTTATCGAACGTGTCGATGAGCTGGTATGCTTCCTTGTCGACCGGCGTCACCCAGCGGCGCGTAAAATCGACGTTCTGCGGCTGGTTAGGCGCAAAGCGGCCGGCCGGAGATTTCATCTGTACGTCGCCGATGTAATCGACCGGCGACGCTTGCTGGCCGATGTGCTGGCCTTCCATGACCGTGCCACGCAGCATGGATTGCGTCTGCTGCAGCTTGAGCATCAGCACAGTCGAAAAGGTTTCGACAAAGAGTTTGGGGATATTCTCCGACATGGCTCCGCCCGTTGGGTTGTCCGAACGATTCGGCCGTGCCTGCGCATGCAGGGGCCAAGCATCATCCGGCCGTGTCCCAAAGGGGGGCCGTAACTCTTTCCTGTCCGGCGTGGCCTTGCGGGGCCAGACAACTCGGAAAGTCACTGATGGCGCGCTATAGCACCCGGATTGAAAATCTCGCTACGCACAGACCGAGAGATCAGCGCATCACACGTCTTTTTCGTCGAGTTTCTGATGCTCCAGCACCTTCTGCGCGCGCTTGTAGCGGGCGACGACTTGCTGATCGCCGGTCGGCTGCAGACCGCTTTTCATCGGGTGCGCGCAATAATCCATGCCGGAGATCACGCAGCCATTCGGCCCGCACGCCGTGCAGCAGTCCAGCTTGTTCATGCCGGCGAACTCGTTCGGCGACTTGGACGGCATGATTTGCGCTTGACGCCGCGGCGCGGCGCGGCGCTTGCGACGGCGCTTCACGGTCTTGGCTGGCGCGGCGACGGGCGTTTCTGCTGTTTCGCTCATGCCGCCACCTGATCGCCGTAGATCATCATCATCAGATTGTTGAACTCGCGCTTGACGGTCGCATCACCAGCAATGAGTTTCTTGGCCCACGCGGCATCCCCCTGCAGCTCAGAAAGCCGCGCCTTGGCGCCATTGGCCGTCGTCGGATTGCCACCACCGCCGCTTTCCTCGAAGGTATCCTCGCTGGTGCCGACGCCGATCTTGCGCATCGCCTCCATGAGGTTGCTGTAGCCCATCTGGCCTTCAAGCGCTGCGACGGCTTCCGGGCTGAGCCCGAGACGCTTGGCGCCTTCCGCCGCGCGCATCTTGTTCAGTTCGAGGTTGTTCCCCCACTGTTTTTGCAGGTCGGAAATCTGCGTAGCGCGCGCGGCGGCGACCTCGGACTTTTGCGCCGCAGTGCTGTCATCCTGGAATTTGATCACCTTCTGCGCGATGTCGCGCGCCGCATCCTTGCGCACGCCGGCCTCGTGCAGCGCGGTACGCATGGCGTCGACAAATGGCTGCGCGACGTCCTTGCCGTCGGCATGTTTCAGCCCCGCAAAGTCGTAGCCGTCAGCCTTTTCCGGCACGCCGAGCCGCGCATTGACGGTCGCCCAGCCGGCCGCGTCGTCGGCGCGCTCCGGCAGTTTCAGCAGCCGTTCGGGTGGCACACCGAAATGGCGCTGCAACTCGCGCGCCTGCTTGGTGGCCTGCAGCGCGACGTCGGCCGGATCGTCTTTCTTCCAGCCCTTGTTTTCCCAGTGGCCTATGTCCTCTGGCGACGCTTTGCCTTCAAACCAAGGCTTCGCCGCTGCTGTGCTCGCAGCCGCCGCGGCACTCGCCGTGGTATCCGCCGCGGCGGCTGTGGTGGTCGTGGTGCCATCGGTCATTCATCTGCTCCTGTCGGTTTCGGATTGATGCGGCCAAGCCGAAGCTGCATGATTTCCTCGATCGTCAGCCTGGAAAATTGCTGGATGCGCAGCACAACATCGCGGCGGCCTTCCAGAAAGGCGCTCCTGCGTTCGCTCTGCGGATCGAATGTTGATTCGACGGCGCGGCAGTAGCGGGCAAGATCGGCGAACACGATCTGGCCGTCGGCCGAGCCGAAGCAAACATTGTAGGCGCGCAACAGCAGTTCATTATGCGCCTCGATCTCCTCGCTCATGCAGCTTGCGGCTCCGGTAACGCCTGCTGCTGCGGACCGCCCATGCCTTGCTGTCCTGGCGCAAGACCCGGTTGGGCCTTGGCCATCTTCGCCTGGGCCGAGATCATCGCTGCCTGGTTCGGCAGCGCCTGGATCTGCATCTTCTGCTGCTCTTGCTGCGCGCGACTCTGCCGCTTCTTCGCGATGGCGCGATCGTCATTCATCCAGCGCTCGTAGGTGCCCTGGAAGCGCGCGATCTCAGGCAGTGCCACGTCGAAATTCGCCCAGTCCAGGAAACTCGGGTCCTGGGTGATGTTGACGACCTCCTTGGCCGTCTCGACGGTGCGCATGAAGCCCGCCGCCGCGCCGGAGCCACGCTGCTGCAATGCGAGCGGCGACGTGTAGACGACGTGGTACTGCCCACGGGCCTCGCGCAGCCGCGGCGGCATCGGCGGCATCAGTCCCTGGTAGGACAGCACGTCGATCTCGCGCTCGATCTGCGCCGAGAGCGTCGGTTCCTGCTGGCCAAGGCTGGGGCCGACCAGGATGCCCTTTTCGTTTATCATTTCGATGACCTGCGTCGCGGTCATCACCCGCTGGTCGCTCGCCAGCCGGAACAATTGCACGAGGAACATATCGTCGATCAGCGCGCGCTCCTCGGCCATCATTTCCTTGGCGATCTGGATATTGCCGCTCGGCAGAATCTTCACGAGCTCCTGGCCCTGCTGGCTGACACCGCCCTTGTTGATCGCGCCGGGCCGCAAATCCATACCGATCACGCCGTCATCGGCGGTGAGCAGCACCGGATCGGCGGCGCGGTGGCCCTGCTTGAGAAACGTCGATTTCTGCGCATTGAGCGTTTTCAGCGCCGGCAGGATCATCTGCGCCGGGCCGCGGCCGTAGACCTCGCGCGGGGCGACGTCGTAGCGGCTGACCGCATACGGGAAGGTGCGATAGCCACCCTCCTCCTTCATCAGGCACTGGCCCTCGATCGACACGTAGTGCGACGACCACGGCATGCCCTTGGCATCGATGCGGTTGCGGTCATAGTCATCGCGCGGCTTGACAACGTGAATGAAGTCGTAGGGCCACTGATCGCCGCGCTCATAGGCCGGCTTGAGTTGCGTCGGCAGCCATTGCTCGCCAAATTTCTGCACCGCCTGGTAGGCCGTGAGCCGGAACCAGCGATAGATGCGATCGACGAGGCCCTGGTGATTTTCGCCGAAGAATGTCTCGCCGAACGGCACCGAGCGGTAGCGCACGCCGCGCGCATTGTGGTGCTGGCGACCGTCGAAGGCGTCGGTGAACATCGCGCAATTGCCGAAGGCGCCGATCATGCGCCAGCGCGCGTTGTTCTGGCCGCGAAAATTGCTGTGCGGGTTGTTGCGGTAGCGGAACAAAAGCCGGGTCAGCGTGTCGAAATAAAGCCGCGTGTCGCGGTCCTTCATGACGTATTCGTCGTCGGCTTCCAACGCGTGCCATTGCAGGTTTGCCGGTGTCAACAGCGAATCCAGGATCGCGGCGAAGCGCTGCAAACCAAGCATGCCGGTGGCGTCAACCTGCTGCTGCGTTTTCTTGGCGCCGGGCCAGGTATAGCTGCCGTAGAAAAACGTATTGCGGTATTCCGGCCAGATCAGTTGCGCGGCTTCCTCGAGCTGTCCCGCATAGGTGTTGCGCCACGTCGTCATTTCGGAGAACTCGCGCATGAGTCCCGAGACGACGTTCTGTTCGTCAGGGATGACCGATCGCCTTTTGTCGCCGCCGGCCATCAGTTCACCGTCAGCCGCTTGGCGTCGGGGTCGGCGGCATCCATCGTCGGATCGAGCCGGTAGTCGCACACCACCCAGCGCTTGACGGAATCGAAGAACTCGACGCGCTCCTCATCGGTCATGTGCATCAGGTCGGCAAAATTCCGGAACGCGGTTTCCATCTGCCGCGTGTTGCGGAACAGCGCCTGATTTTTGTACTCACACTGATCGCGCGTCAGAAAATCCGCCATGATGTGGCCGGTCTTGGCGACCTTGGCGGCGCTGGTCAGCATCGGCAGCGACGTGCCGCGGAAGCCGCAGCAGCGCAGCACGAACTGCAAATCCTCGATCGACAGCCGGTGCGCGATCACCGACAGCACGCACATGCCTGTCTTGTCGACCGGCGTCGCGGCGATGAGGTCGTCGAGGCAGGCCATGCGCACGGCGCGGGCTTCCCAGCTCGCGCGCACGGCTTCTGCCGGCTCGGTGACGAACTTGGATACTTCCATGCTTATCCGGTTTAGACACACAGCCCTAGATGTTGTGGGTCACGTTGCGGGGCGTTCGTCGCCATCGGCGACCTGTTCTTCCGAAATCTCGAAAGTGGCTTTCGCTGGGTGCGGTAGATTGAACGATTTTTCGCCACTGCCGCCGTTGTAGTTGCCCTCGACCGTTACAGGGTCTTGGCCACTTTGCTTCACGGATGCGCGGTATTTTCCGTTTACGTGGACTTTTACGGTTGTGGTCATGTGGTTTGCTCCTTTTGAACGGAAAAAGTCGCCGAATGTGGTTCCGTCCGACCATATGCAAGAGGGCGCATAGCGGAGCGCGATTTCCGGACCAGCCTCACACTCAATATCGGGGTCACGGCTAATTTTTCGCCGCAACCAATCATTCCCAAATAGAAGCTTCAACATCTAGTAGGTCTCAGCGTTTGTGTGTGGCAACCGGATAAGCGTGGATACTTCCATCTGTTCAGGCCGTGGCGTGGGCCTCTTGGGCGGCCTTGGCCCTGGCATCGGCCTCAGCCTTGGATTTTTCGGCTTTTCTCTTTTCGAACGCTTCGTTTTCCGTCTTGACGCGCGCCTTGGTGGCCTCGAGCTCCGTCTTGGCCTTGGCGCGCTCGTCATTGCCGACCGCCGAACGCACATTGTCCTCAGCCGCGACCAGATCAGCATCCGCCTTGGCCTTGGCTTCGGATTGCTTGGCGGCCTCCTCCGATACCTTGACACGCTCATTCGCGGCATCCAGTTCGAGTTTCGCCTTTTCCGCCGCGCCCTGGGCGACAGAGAAATGACGCTCCGCGGCGACCAGGCGCTCCAGGGAGGCGTGATAGGCGCGCTGCTCGTTGGTCAGCGTCCGCCATTTCGAGCCGTGGCCTTTCTGGATCTCGCCGTTGAGCCGAAATTCATCACTGCCAAATCTTTCGTCCTCGAAAGCGCGCAAGCGCTGCGAAGCCTCGACAGGCTGATCCGAGCGATCAGCGATCCGAACTGATGGATCAGTCTCGACGGGCTCATCATCACGCCTAGCTCCGGGCGCGTACTCATCTGCGCCGCGCTGCTGCTGCTGCTGATCCCCGTACTCGCGCTGTCGCTGCGCGGCCTCATTAGGCCCGTAGTCGGACGCGAGTCCTTGCGGCTGGGGCCCGAATGGGTCTGGGGCCGCGACGGGCGTGACGGCGGCAATAGGCGTTTCGGAGTGGGTGTATTCGTTTGCCATGGGGGTTTCCTTTTCTAGGTGCCGGTAAGTCCGAACAGTGATTGCACGGCCGGACTGACGCCGTTTTGCTGGATGCCGAGCAGGCGCCGCTTGCGCTCTTCCTCCGTCTCGCTCTTGGTCTGCGCACTCAATGCGTTGCCCAGGCCGAGATCGATCGAGGTCGAGCCGGACAGCGGAGACGAGCCTGCAGATTGCGCCATGTGCTCCTCAAAAGAGGGAGGGTGCCGAATGGACGCGGCACCCTCCCAGGCTAGGGAGGCGAAATGGAGTGAACAGGGGTCCACTCACGGACGGAAAATCGGGGGGAAGGCGGTCAGTCGCAACGCACTGAGACTTACGCCCCGGCGAACAGATCGATTTCGCCGTCGGGATGGCCGGCGGTGCCGCGGGCAAATACTGTCGGGCCGGCGGCGCCGTAATCGGCAACTTGCACTCCAAGCGGCACGGCGCGCGCGAAGCGCTTCATCATGATCGCCACGCGGACGGCCGACAGGATGTCGTCCTTGATCTTGTTGATCTTGCCGTCCTTGTAGTGATAGTTCCGGTATTCCTCGAAAAAATCGTGCAGATGGTCCGCGACCTTGAAGCGGCCGGTTTTCATCCGCTCATCCATTTCCTTGACGCCCGCATAGGTCGACAAGCTGCCGTCCGACCACGTCGCATGCTCGGGCATCATCCGCAGCCCGTGCTTCTTGTAGGCCGCCGCCAGCGGATCGCCGGAATGGCTGTCGCGCTCGGTGCCGTCACGCGGCCACGCCACCGGAACGTTGCCGGCGACACGCCTGATGTAGTCGGCGTGAACCAGCGACAGCGCGTCGGCGATACGCCATGCGTCATGCACATGGATCGTGTCGGTATCTCGGTCCCACAGCACCAAAGCCGCAGCGAACGGGTGGCCGATGCCGAAATCTATGCCCCACAGCTTGACCCAATGCTCCGGCACGCGCTGCGATACCGGCTCCATAAGGTTTTCTTCCGGCGTGAGGAAGATGCGCCCCTCGCCGCGCATGATGCCGCCGTTGATGCGCGCGTCGCGCTCGTGCGGCAGGTACTGGTTGATGAGTGTTTCGTACTGGTCGGGCGTGATGTGCAGCGCGTCGCGCAGCCCCATCTGCACCATGCCGCAATTCGGCCGGTCCTCGGCAAAGAACCGGCTGACCAGCGTGGTCGGACCCATCATCGACGTGAACGTCGTGAAGATCATGCCGCGCGTCGCGGTAATGCGCGCCAGCTCCTCCGAGTAGATATCCATCGGCGGCTCTTCGTCGTTCCAGCACCAATCAAGGGTTTCGCCCTGAAACTTCGACCGGCCCTGCTCCGCAGACTTGAACCGCGCCACCGAGGTCCCGCCCGACACATGCCGGACCTGCAGCGTGTCGTAGGCGTCGACCACGCCCGGGGCGCGCGATCGATCAATCAGCGCTTCCCGCGGGATCATGCCGGTGCCCCACTCCGAATCCACACCCGGCTCCCCGCACAGCTTGCGCTGCAGGTTGTCGCGCGTGACCGCCGACGTCTCGCCGACAAGCCAGCCGCGGGTCGGCCGGTCCCAGCGCCGCCCGGTCCACCATTTCGGATATTCGCCCGTCATGTG